AGAGGACCTCGTGCAGCCAGAGTCGTCGCCTATACTCCAAAAGACCGGAGACAGAAGAAGCCCAAGTCCAGGAGAGCACAACGAAGACATGGACTGGTGCTAAGGAAGGCCAAGGTAGCGCGCATTCTCAGAGGGATCGAGGATAGCGTCGCAGCACATACCTTCGGCGTGGCCAAGACAGACGCTTGCCAGCTTATGGCAAAGCGCGAGGCCAAGTGCCTCCTCGATGCGGCTAAGTTGAGCCCAGAGGAGATGGCTCTTGTAGACGTGGAGGGTCTATTTGAGCGGGTCATGAGGGCTAATATTCTGCCCTCCGCCCGGGAGCTAGCGCTTACGCGGCCGCTAGACTCCGAGGAGTACCGTACCCTCGTCATGCACACCAAGGTGGTGCGTGGCGGGGATCGGTGGGTTTGGGCCCGGATACCTGACAGAGCTGCGAGGAGAGAATCAATCCCTCTCAGCATGTATGAGGAGGCTGTCGAAAGGTCCGAGGCGGAGTTTAAGACGCACATGCGTCGCGAGGGAGGCTTGGGGAAACTAGCCATTGAAAAGACCCCGAAGCTCGCGCGACTGCTGTGGCGTGGCACCCGATTGCGGTGCAAGGTGGGGCTTTCAGCACAGAGCCCCAACCCTGTTTGAAGCTGGCGCCACGAGGGAGTATGCTCATCCCTCGCCGCCGGCATGCTCGCCCCTGGCCATTCGTTAAACGATGGCCTCGGTGAAGTGGTCTCCATGCATCGCCACACGTCTTACACCGTGCAGCTGTACAGGCCACTTGGACTAGAGCTACCACCGATCTTGACTCACCACCAGTGTCCACACAATGTCTACATAGGGCTTACCGCCAGGCATTTAGTGGATAACAACCCCGCACCCGATTGGCTCGAGCATGGGCCACGTGGGACAAAACTCATAGGTGTTGGTAACTTGCCGCATACACCATTTACACAAAAAGATGTGCTTTTAATCGCACAGTTCGTAGCTGATGATTGGATCGACGGACGCACAGTGGACATGGCCCCGATGGATGAATACATTTCCAAATTCTCGGGCATGAAACGCCAGCGTCTCATAAAAGCGATCAACGAATCACATGTCAGGGGGAAGCTAAAGTGGAACGTCAAGGGCTTTGTCAAATGCGACAAGTACCTTGAAGAGACAGCCCACACCAAAGCTCCCCGCATGATTCAATTCCGGGACCCGGGTACCAACGCGGAATTGGCCAGATTCATGGGACCAATAGAGCAG